CGTTGACCACTCTACTTTCTACCTATGTTAAAATTAGTGATATCAACACTTATATTCAGAACTACCTAATCAATTTGGCAAGTTTTGATAAGATGTATACTAAGATGGTTCCTTATGTCATCTATCCCTTTTATCCCACTCCTACAATACTAAATTTATTTAGTAAAACTGGCGCAGGATCTGGTATATGGGATAAGGTGTATTTTTGCAATGGGCTTAATACTACTCCTGATCTAAGGGGAAGAAGTTTGATTGGTGTGGTATCTGCTATGCGTTCAGGTTCATATACTCTAGAGGTTGATATTGCTACTCCTAGTAATAAAGACTATGCTTTAAGTGATACCAATGGACATAATCTTGTGGCACTTAAAACAACAGAGGTAGGTACTCATACACATGTAGCTACTGTTAGTATTAAAGATCCTGGACATTTAACATCAATAAATTATAGACAGGATGATCAAGCTGTTCTGAAGGGTACTGGTGCAGATAGCTATCCAATTTTTTCAATTAATGAGGTTCCTGCTGGATATGACGGTAAGGGATTCAATGAAAATACTTCCACAGTTCTAGATAAAACAGGTCTTGATGATAGTAATGTTGTTGTTACTAATGCTTATACTCCAGTGGCAGATGGACATGATAATGTTCATCCTGTCTATGCTGTATATTACATAATCTATCTTCCTTAATATCAATCAGTTATGGATGTAGTTGATTTTAGGTCGTGTGAATATTTCTTTCTTCCTGTAAATCCTTTATGTACAACAAGTAACACTACCACCATTCCTATTACAACTACCACTACCACAACTAATTTAAGTCAATAACTATGAATGTATATATCATACTTACCACAGCAGGAACAGACACTGGTCCATTTGATTTGTATTCAGATGTAGATGGTTTTGCAACTGCATTTGAAACAGCAGTATCAAAAGCATCTCTTGTTGCTGGATATAGTACTACTGCGCTAGATGGATCAACTCAAATTAAGGTAGTATCCACAGGTAATTGTACTAACTCTGTTATTATTGATATAGGAGTATGCGCTACTACCACCACTACTACTACAATAGTATCTACTACCACCACTACTACTACAATAGTATCTACTACTACAACATCTACAACAGCTGTTATAACAACAACAACTACTACAACTCCTTCTATTACAACTACCACAACAACTATTCTCACTACTATATATTATAAAATATTCCAATGTTATTTGGAACAGGATAGAATAATGGAGAAGGGACTTACAAGTTATACTATTGGTGATCCTATACGATTTAGTTATATAGCTGGTGGAGATCCTCGTCATTATTGTGGGCATGTTATTGATGACAATTGGCTCACTGGTCCAGCTGATGTTATTTTAGAAAGTCCTCCTCCTGAAGACTGTGATTCTCAGGATTGTTATGGGACACCTTAATAAGTTAACTAGTTATTCTATTCTTCAAACTATTCCCCTTTTAGGAAATATTCCTAAGAGGGGTTTGTGTTTTAACTAATTTGATTAAAGAGATTAACGGTATTAGTTAAATAAATTTTGGTTTTTCTATAGAAAGTTTATACCTTTATAGTTGTTTTAAATTTATATAATGTCACGTAGTAAACCTTCATATAAAAGAGCAGCAGATGCTATTTGTGGTATATATCAAATTTATAATATAATAGATGGTAAACCGTATATTGGTCAAGCGGTAGATATATTTAAAAGAAGAGCTGCTCAATTTTCAGCACTGGAAGGAAATTATCATAGTAATAAACATCTACAAAGATCATTTAATAAGTATGGAAAAGAGTGTTTTAAATTTTCAATAATAGAGGAATGTACTGATGATAAATTAGATGAAAGAGAAATTTATTGGGTAGAACAATTTGATAGTTTTTATACAGGATATAATCAAACTTTAGGTGGCTATGGAATGGGTGGTAGAAAATGGAATGAAAATCAATATAAAGTTATGTCTGAGAAAATGAAGAATAATAAATATGGAGTAGGAAACAGATCTCATATAGGATTAACTCAAACTCAGGAAACAAAAGATAAGATAGGTAAATCTCTTTTAGGAAGAAAAAGAGGAAAATATAAAACTAAGAAAAATGATCTGGAGAGAAATGATAAGTAGTATTAGGTCAATGCATAAATTACTTAGTACAGATACTATACTAACAGATAGGGCCATTCTTTCAGAATGTAAACATAATGGACTATTATTAATAAAACGAGAAACAGACAGAAGAAAGCTGTTTCCTACAGACACCGTTTTTACCACAATCCCCTGTCTTCAAATGATAGAGGTACCTATTTCAGAATGTTGTGACTATGCAGATCCCTGTACCATATCAAGAAGTAAATTAAAACTTCCTCGAATATGTGAAGGAAACTATCAATATCTCATACAGGGAGTTTATTCAATAAATGCTATGCGGGGTAAAGCTACTAAACTTAAAGAGATTACAATCAACAGATATATCAATCTCCTGAAACTTCCCTTTATAAAGAAGGAAGCATATTATTGGATATCAAATGATTACTTGTATGTAACCAATCCTATGGTAGAGAGTATTAGGATAGCTGCTTTGTTTGAAGAAGATGTTCCTAACGAATTAATGTACCCAGATTGCAATTGTGGAAATTCTCCCACATTGGATGATTTATGTAAAAATCCTTTGGATAAGGAATCCTTCATTCCCGGCTATTTGGAAAAACAGGTATTGCAACTTACATCACAAACATTATTAAGTACATACTTTGGAGTAAGAGCTGATGTTCAATTAAATGGTATAGATGAACAATCTTCTAATGTATCTAATTCACAAAAACAAGGAGGAACAACTTGAGAACGGCAGTAGATTGGCGAAGCGCAAGCAGGGATAACTATATTGATTTTTGCAGAAGGCATCCAATTGTAACTCTTACCTTTGATCAATGGAAATCCATCATCTATGAATTCAATGAATCGTTTAAAGAGTATATTCTTGAAACAGGAGACAGAGTAAAGTTTCCATTTGGGTTTGGAGAGTTCTCTATTAATAAAAAGAAGCGTAAAAGAATATTAAAGTTTGATGGAAAAGAAAGAATAGGGCTTCCTATTGATTGGCAAAAAACTAAAGAAAAAGGAAAAGTAATTTATAATTTTAACTTTCATACAGAAGGTTATTTTTTTGGCTGGAAATGGTTTAAAAGTACAGTGAGATTTAAAAATACAGATCTTTGGTATTTTAAACCAGCGAGAAGTACATCAAGATTGCTTGCTCACTATCTCAAGATAAATAATAAATATCAGCATATTTATCGTGAATGGTTGATAAATTAATTTAAAATATATAAAATGATTCAATATAATAAAGGAGATAAATTTGGTGAATTAACTTTTCTAAAAGAGGTAGATAGAATTAGAACTAAAAGTAATAAGACTATAAGAGCAGCAGAATTTCGATGTTTTTGTGGAAATATTTTTATTAAAGGTCTTTATCAGGTAACGTCATTTAATACTACTTCTTGTGGATGTAAGGAAAATAGAAATTATAATTTTGAAGTAAAAGGATGTAGTTATTTTCCTGAATATAGAGTTTGGAATAATTTTAAAAATAGATGTAGCAATCCAAATGCTAATAATTATCATAGGTATGGAGGAAGAGGAATTAAAGTTTGCGATGAATGGTTGCATTTTGAAGGATTTTATAAAGATATGGGAAAACGACCTACTAAATTACACTCTATAGAAAGAATAGATAATGATAAAGATTATTGTAAAGATAATTGTAAATGGGCAACACGAGAAGAACAAAATAGAAATAGAATTAGTAATAAGTACTTTAATTATAATGGAAAAGTTCTTATAATAAAGGATATAATGAAAACAAAAAATATGACATATTTAGCAGTTATAAGAAGATTAAATAAAGGTATATCCGCAGAGAATATTATGAATTCTAATTATAAAAGATATGAGCGCATACTACAAATATAATTTTATTTCTCCCGAAGGAACCTTTGCTCTGATTAAGGAAGAATTTAAGTCGTACTTTGATACAGGTAGCATTGATGACCTTTTATTTTTAAATTGGCTTAATAAGGCATTAAACAAACTTGGCAAATCTTCCTATATTATTAGCGAAGAGATTTTATACATTGAAGATTTTGAAGCTCGTCTTCCTGATAACTTTTATGCTGTAAGAGAAGCATGGGCTTGTACAGAGATTCCAGGATATCCTTATCAGACAGCTAATTCGTTTTATTCTCAGGCAGCCTCTGCAACAACCATTCAAGTAGCTCCAATGATAGTGAATGGACAACCGTGTAATGATCCTTCTTGCCCACCTGATGCTTGTGACCCCTGTATGCCTAATCTTGTACAGGCTATTTACAAAACCAATAATGAATTTACCAGAACCTTTCATAAAGAGTATCTATTACAGCCCGGTAATATTTCAGTCAAGCAACATTGTGATGTTGAATATACATCCGCTTGGGAAAGAGTTCCAAAACATAGAAGCACTCCATTCTCTTCATCTATGGATTCTTTTGATATTAGAGATAATAAATTTGTTACTAATTTCAGAGAAGGTGTGGTACATCTTGTGTTTTATGCCACAGAATATGATGAAGGTAGAAATCAGATGATTCCTGATAACTATCGTATAAAGGAATATGTGGAAGCATTCATTAAATATAAATTGATTGAAATGCTTATCAATCAGATTACTGATGAGACCTTTGCTCAGCTTCAACAGAAACTTGTTTATTATAAACAGATGTATGAGGAAGCTTTCATCATGGCAAGCAATGAGATTAAAAAACAAGATATCTGGACAAAGCAAAGAAGGATTAAACAGGATTTGAATAGATTCAATATGTATAATCTTCCGGGTAGTGCAATTAGATATAGGGGCAGACGTAACACGTAAGTTATATGAATGGGATTTATACTATACATAATTTAATTAATGATAAGTATTATATAGGAAGTTCAACAGAAGTTGATGAAAGACTTAATGCTCATAAGTATTTATTAAAAGCAAATAAACATCATTCATATAAACTTCAAGGTTCTGTTAATAAACATGGAATTGAAAAATTTGAGTTTAAATCTATTGAAGAGGTATATTTTCCAGAAGAGTATGATAAAAAGATTAGAGCAGAATATTTAGAATGTAGAGAAGACTATTATATAAAGAAATTTAATAGTTATAAACGTGGGTATAATGTTTCAGAAATACCAAGATTACCTGGAAATACTAATACAAAAGAAAGTATTGCAAAAGGAATTCAAACTAGAAGAGATAGAGGTAGTTATTTTGCTTCAGAAATTACAAGACAAAGAAGAAGTGAAGGAATAAGAAATAGTGAAGTATTTAAGAGACAACATAAGATAGGAAGAATAAAAAGATTAAAACCTGTATATCAATACGATCTAGATGGAAATTTTATTAGAGAATGGAAATCAATAGATAGTATAGTAAATGAATTAAAATTCTATAAATCCACAATAATGAAAAATATACGTGGGGAGACTTATAGATGCAAAAATTATATATTTAGTTATGAAAAGAAAGATAAAGTTTCATCATATAAAGAATTAAAAACAACTCTTGGAAAAAGAAGTACTCATATAATTTACATGTATAATAAGAATGGAATATTAATAGATACTTTTTCAGATGTCATAGAGTGTGCTACTAAATTACAAAAACAAAGAGATACTATTTATGGTTACTTAACTAGACCCTCTCATACAAAGGATTTAGAATATAAATTCGTATATGGACCAAGAACAAACTAATATTAATCAAAATTTCAACTATGCACAGACAGGGTTGAATTTAGATCTTACACCTAGCCAATTAAAAGCCGGGATGTTGAGCTACTGTTTAAATGGTGCAGTTGAGTCTTTTGATGCCTCAGGAAT